ATCTCCTTAGTGGAGCAGGGTGCTACTACGCACCAAGCCATGACTGCTGTCAACAAGAAGCCAGATACCTTACGTCAGTGGATACTGCGTGACTCCGACTTTGCTGAAGCTTTAGCTGAAGCGAAGGAGCGAGGCGAGTCAACTTCGTTGGCGAGTATCGGTAAGGACAAGTCTGAACTACAGTTCTCAGAATTCTCAAAAATATTTTTAGGGCAGGAAGTTTTCCCCCATCATCAGGACTGGGTAGATTTGCTAGAGGCTAGGGAGCCTTCTTGGTTACACCCCTCTATGATCTACGAGCCAGCTGAACGTCACCGTCTGTTAGTGAACGTTCCTCCTGAGCATGCTAAGTCCACCGTCATTACGGTGAACTACTCGACCTACCGTATCGCCCTTGATCCCAACATTCGAATCATCGTAGTTTCGAAGACCTTAGTCAAAGCACGTGAATTCGTGTACGCAATCAAGCAACGCTTGTCACACCCTAGATGGCTCAAGATGCAAAACGCATACGGACCTGAGGGTGGCTGGAAACAAGACGCAGATACTTGGCGAACTGACACGGTGTACCTTGGGGGCGATGCGCGTAACTCTAGCGAAAAAGATCCAACGATCCAAGCGCTCGGCATGGGTGGTCAGATCTATGGAGCACGTGCGGATCTGATCATCCTCGACGACTGTATTACTACAGCCAATGCCCATGAGTGGGAGAAGCAGATCAACTGGCTTCAGAAAGAAGTTATCACTCGTCTGGGTAAGAACGGCAAGCTGCTAGTAGTAGGGACACGAATTGCGGCGAATGACCTATATAAAGAACTTCGCAATCCCAAGCATTGGTCAGGGGGCAAAAGCCCTTTTACTTACATGGGTATGCCAGCGGTCCTCGAATTCGCTGAGAAAAAAGAAGATTGGGTTACACTCTGGAAAGAGTCAGACTCCCCATGGGATGGAGACGATGATGTTCCACCGAACGAAAAAGGATACTACCCCAAGTGGGACGGAGCAGCGCTATTTAAGCGCCGTGCAGAAGTTACTCCTAGTACGTGGGCTCTTGTCTATCAACAGGAAGACATCCAAGAAGATTCAGTCTTCCCCCCAAGTTTGGTTCAGGGATCAGTTAACGGGGCTAGAAGAGTCGGACCTCTAAGACCCGGACTAATGGGACACCCTAAAGCCGTAGATGGTTACACCATCGTAGGTATGGACCCAGCTATTGCTGGTAAGACTGCGCTAGTCGCATTAACCTACAACAAAGCGGACGGAAAAATTTATGTTCTCGATTGTCTCAATATGGCAGAAGGTAACTACCAAAAGATCCGTGCTGCTATTGAAGCTTACACTGAACGTTACAAGCCTCAAGAGGTACGTATTGAAATCAACGCATTCCAGAAAGCCTTTGAGCTCGACGAAGATCTACGGAACTGGCTCGCAGGGCGAGGCGTTAGATTCAACTCTCATTTCACAGGCAAGAACAAATGGGACACAGGATTCGGTGTTGCTAGTATGTCAGCATTGTTCGGATCGCTTAGGGATGGGGTCCATCAAGATAACAACCTTTTGGAACTTCCTTCGTCGGATGGATCAGAGGGCATCAAGGCTTTAGTACAACAGCTTATTACATGGAAGCCAGACACTAAAGGTCCTACGGACTGCGTCATGGCTATGTGGTTTGCGGTCATCCGTGCCCGTGAAATGATTCAAAAGAATACCAATGTCACTCCGTACCTTACCAACAGGTGGGCTACTAANTCACANATGGACAGTAGATACTCAATCAATCTTGACGATGCTTTCGCAGAGCAATGGTCAGATCAATTTGGATAGGAAACATTATGGCTAAAGTTACTCCAGCTCAAGCTCGAGCTATTGCTAATGCAATTGTAGGACGACGTCCCGCTAATGCACCTGCTCCTACTAAAGTTCTCAAGAACCAAGGTACTGGACTTTCTCCACGTGAGAAACAACAGGTAAGCATTCGTCAACCAGTACAAAAAATTGCTACTGCTGCTGGTCAAAGGTCACCGGGTCAAGTTGCTCAACAAGCATTTGAAAAAGCACAAGCACAAAAAGCCGCCTTTGCAAAGTCTACAACTGCAAAAAATGTAGCTGCTCCTAAGCCACGCATCCCATCTGGTCCTACACAAGAGAAGACATCATTGGGTGCAACCATTACTAAAGCAGGAACTGGTGGAAGAAAAGTATCTCCATCTGTTACTGCTCAAGATGTTAAAGATCTTGTTCAACAAAGAACTGCACGTCAAATTGCTGGTCCTGTAAAAACTCAACAGGAACGAGAAAGCGGCGTTCGACTTATTCCTAGCAGAGCAGAGCAAGATAGCGCTGCACGTGCTGCACAGCAACGTGCTAATGCTAAGCGTGTTCTTGATGCTAAAGCACAAGCTGGCGCAGCTAATAGACAATTAGCAGAATCAAAACAAGGATCTACTGTTCTTCGTAAAGTTGCTAACCCTATGCAAGAAGCATCAGCACAACGCGAAGCAGATGCTCGCGTTAATCAAGGGCTGGCTAAAATTAAAGAAGCAGAGTCTTTGTCTCAAAAAGGTCGCCTTGGCGGTACTCACGCTGGCGGTCATGGTATATCAGAATTAGAAATGGCACAGGGTAAAGTCCCTACAAAAATTAGTGGTATGGCTACACGTCTTGGACGTGCTGGTCGTATAACTGAAATCCCACTACCTTAAGGATTACTAAGTGTTAACTATTCCACAAGTTGTCTCACGTGTACAGGCGTTGCGTTACCGCAATACCTCCCGTGACATGCGTAACGGTGACGTCCAAATGGTACGTCAGGGTAAGATCTCACAGGTCTACCCTAACTTTTTCCCAGATGGTATTGACCAGAACGTAGTCGCCAACTTCATTGACGTTGTCGCACGTGACCTTGCGGAAATGATTGCACCACTGCCAGCTATCAACTGCTCGGCTGTTAACCAAACCTCAGACCGTGCCCGTACGTTTGCAGACAAGCGTACACGCATAGCGTCTAACTACTTCCGTCATTCAGAGATGGAAGTCAACATGTTCAATGGTGCTGACATGTTCGTTACATATGGATTCCTCCCCTTCATTATTGAATTGGACGAGGAAGCAAAGCTGCCACGCATACGCCTAGAAAATCCTGTCGGAGCTTATCCGGAATTTGATCGCTACGGACGTTGCATAGCCTTTGTCAAGCGTTACTCAATGACGCTAGGAGAACTGGTCGCACAGTTCCCCGATTTTGAACGCCAGATCCTTGGACCTGAGGGGTACAAGCAAGACCTTAATGGCATGATCGAAATGATCCGCTATTACGATAAAGATCAAAGCGTTCTTTACTTACCATCTCGTACGAACTTTGTACTCAGCCAAGCACCTAACCCACTGGGTAAGATGATGGTTGTTATTGCAAAGCGTCCAAGCCCTGATGGTGAGCTACGTGGGCAGTTCGATGATGTGCTAGGCATTCAGTTGCTACGCAACCGATTTGCTCTGATGGCTATGGAAGCCGCAGAGAAGTCCGTTCAAGCACCAATCGTTCTACCTAACGATGTACAAGAATTGCAGCTTGGTGGAGATGCGGTTATCCGCACAGCCAATCCAGCCGGTGTACGCCGTGTTGCTTTGGAAATCCCACAAGGTGCATTCAATGAACAACAAATCCTTAATGATGAATTACGTGTAGGTGCTCGTTACCCTGAATCACGTACAGGAAACATGAAGGCTTCTATTGTCACTGGTGCCGGAGTCGAAGCCCTAATGGGCGCCTTCGATAGCCAGATTAAATCTGCACAAGCGATCTTTACAACAGCGTTACGGGACGTCATTTCGCTTTGCTTCGAAGTAGATGAGAAGATATTCAATGTCGAGAAAACTGTTCGTGGTACCGATGCAGGTTCTCCTTATGCCATCACCTATACTCCATCGAAGGATATTAAGGGCGATTACTCAGCGGACGTGCGGTACGGCATGCTGGCTGGTCTCAACCCGGCGCAGGGATTAATCTTNATGCTTCAAGCCCTTGGCGGCAAANTAATCTCCAAGGACATGGCAATGAGAGAAATGCCTTTCAATGTCAACGTTACATTAGAACAAGAAAAAATTGAAACCGAAGACCTACGCTCATCATTGATGGGTGCTCTTCAAGCTTATACACAAGCCATTCCGCAAATGGCAGCACAGGGACAAGATCCATCAGAGATTATTCAAAGAATCGCTCAAGTTATTAAAGAGCGCCAACGTGGAAAAGTACTCGAAGATATTATCGAGGAAGTTTTCACACCTAAGAATCCTCCTGCTGGGGCTCAACAATCGGTTGAGCAACCCGTCCCCTCTGCTCCCGGAGCTCCAGTAGGAGGCGCTCCTTCAGGTTCACCTATGGGTGAAGTAGGAAGTGGTAACCCAGAAGGTCCTCCATTTCGTGGACCGGGTGTAGAAACACAACGACCAGAGTTACAAAGTATTTTAGCAAGTCTTAATGCGTCAGGAAAAGCAAACGGTAGTGTGAGAACCATTTCACGTCGAACAGTCGGATAGGAGTAATCATGGCAGCCCCAAGAAAAAGAACAACAAAGCCA